ACGCTCCTGCTCATCCTGGGATTCGGCGACGAGGCGCTGGCGAACTTCCGGGAGAACGAAGGCGCTTTCTACGAGTCGCTCACGCGGGCCCGGGACAACATCACCATAAGCGGCGAGAAGGAGATTGTCGAGAGCATCGCCGCGGGCTACTCAGACTACCTGGTCGGCTTCTCCAACATCAGGGACCTGGCCAGCGGCGGCAGCCGGGACGAGGTGGCCCGCTTCTACCACGAGACGCTGCAGCCTGCCTTCACTAACGTGCGGGACGCATGCGCCAGTCTGCGCGAGATCAACCAGCAGACGATGTACGAGGCCAGCGACCGAGCCGAGACGGTCGCACAGCGCGCTCTGTGGTCTATCACGGCCATCGGCCTAACGGCTATCATCGCCGGCGTGGGCTTCAGCCTCTTCCTGTCGCGGCTGCTCGTGCGCCCGCTTCGGGAGTTGACCGAGGCGGCCCGCCAGGTTGCGGAGGGCAACTACGATGCGACGGTCCCGGCGAAGTCGAGCGACGAGCTCGGGCGCGTGGCCGGGGAGTTCAACGCCATGGTGAGCAAGCTGCGCTCCTACCGGGACATGAACCTCCAGCAGATCGTCACCGAGAAGCAGAAGAGCGACGCCATCATCCGTTCCATAGACGACGGGATCGTCGTAGTGGACGAGGAACTCAGGATCAGCAACATGAACCGCGCCGCCGCCACGGCGCTGAACGTGGAGCGGTCGGAAGCACAGGGCCGGCACTTCCTGGAGGTTGTTAACAACGAGAGGCTGTTCGGCCGCGTCAGGCAGACCGTGGAGTCCGGCCGGGCCTCGGATATCGCGGAAGGCGAGGACGTCCTCAGCATCACGCGGGGCGAAGAGACGCATCACTTCCTGTTCTCCATCGTGCCCGTGCAGGCCTCCGAGGCGGTTCTCCGGGGCGTGGTGCTCGTCCTTCGGGACGTGACCAGGCTCAAGGAACTGGAGAAGCTTAAGAGTGAGTTCATCATGACCGCCTCTCACGAGTTGAAAACGCCCCTGACCGGCATCGAGATGAGCGTGGACCTGCTTCGAGAACAGTTGCCGGACAAGCTGAGCCGCGAGCAGATGGAACTGCTTTCAGCCGCGCACGAGGACGTGCACCGCCTGAAGGCGCTCCTCAAGGACCTGCTGAACCTCTCGAAGATCGAATCCGGGCGGGTGGAGATGGATTTCACCCGTGTGCCGGTGAGCATCGTCGTGGACAAGGCCATCTCCGTTCTGAAGAATCAGGCAGAAGAGAAATCCGTTGAACTCGCTGTCGAAGTGCCTGACGACGTGCCCGAGGTGCGGGCGGACGCGAACAAGGTGAGCTGGATTCTGACCAACCTCATCACGAACGCCCTGCGCTACACTGACCCGGGCGGCCACATCCGGGTCTCTGCCGAGAGCGGACGCGGGCAGGTCTACATCTCCGTTAGCGACGACGGGGCCGGCATCCCCGAGGAGCACCAGTCCAAGATATTCGACAAGTTCGTGAAGGTCGGCGGTGCCGAGAGCGAAGGCACGGGGCTGGGTCTGGCGATATGCCGCGAGATCGTGCGAGCCCACGGCGGGACCATCTGGGTAGAATCCGAGGTGGGCAAGGGCAGCACCTTCACTTTCAGCCTGCCCGCCGCCGAGTGACATTTGAGAGGGAGAGAAGCGATGGAGAAGAAACCGATCCTCATTGTGGACGACGAGAAGAACATACGCCTCACGCTTTCTCAAGCGCTCAGGCCCCTTGAAGTCGAGACCGATACGGCGGTGAACGCGGAGGACGCGCTGGAGAAACTGGAGAAGAAGGACTTCGGTCTTGTCCTGCTGGACCTTCGCCTGCCGGGCATGCACGGCATGGAGATGCTGCGGAAGGTCGCCGAGGTAAGGCCCGACATCCGCGTGATTATCATCACCGCCTACGGGACCATCGAGTCCGCCGTGGAGGCGATGAAGCTCGGCGCAGTAGACTACGTGCAGAAGCCGTTCTCGCCAGACGAAATCCGAGAGCTCGTGTCTACCGTCCTTCGCCGCGGGGAGCTGTCCAAGGCGGATGCCACGGACTACGAATCGAAGCTCGAACTGGCCAAGAAGAACATACAGGAGAAGCACTACGATGCGGCCATCGAGCAGGCCAAGAGCGCGGCAGCCCTTGATTCCTCGCGTCCCGAGGCGCACAACCTGCTCGGCCTGCTGCTGGAGATGAAGGAGGACAAGAAGACTGCGGCTCACCACTATCGCGTGGCCATTTCCCTTGATCCCGCGTACGAGCCCGCCCGCAACAACCTGCACCGTCTGAGCGGGTGGGACCCCGACCAAGAGATGGACTTCGGAGAAGAAGAGGGAGAAGAGGAAGGCCAGGAAGCCGAGGAGGATTGAATGCTCGTGGGAAAGAGCCTCTACATCGTGATCGTGGGTTGCGGGAGGTTGGGCTCGTTCCTTGCCAATCGGCTGAGCCACGAAGGGCACAGCATCGTGGTCATCGATTCCGATGAATCGACTCTGGGGGCTCTCTCGGACGGATTCAGCGGGTTCCGGGTCACCGGCGACGGCACCGAGTTCGCCGTGCTCAAAGAGGCCAAGACGGACAGGGCCGACGTCGTGATCGCGACCACGCGGGAAGACAACGTGAACCTGATGGTCTGCCAGGTCGCCCGGAAGGTCTTTGAGGTCCCAACCGTGATCGCGCGCGTCTTCGAGCCCGAGCGCAGCAGTATCTACCAGGCCCTCGGCGTGGAGACGATCTGTCCCACCACGATTGCGGGCGAGGTATTCCTCGACAGGCTCGGCAAGCTCACGGAAGCAGTGCAGGAAGGAGAATGACGATGGACATCCTGATCATCGGCGGCGGGGAGCTGGTGTATTTCCTCTGCCGCACGTTTGCGGCCAAGGGCTACAGGACGACCATCGTCAACCGCGACCGCCGGGAGTGCGACGAGCTGGCACGGCGACTGAAAGCAACGGTCGTGCACGGGGACGGAACCTTCCCCTCGGTGCTCGAGGACGCGGGAGCCAACACGGCCGATGTGCTCGTGGCCGTCACACCGAACGACCAGGACAACCTGGTGGCCTGTCAGGTCGCTGACCTCCACTTCCACGTGCCCAGAATCCTTGCTCTGGTGAACGACCCGGATAATGAAGAGGTCTTCCGCAGGCTGGGCGTTACTGTCGCCTTCTCCACGGCGAGGGTCCTCACCAGCCTGATTGAGCAGACGGCCGGCTTCGAAGACATCGTGCACCTCAGCCCCGTCGGCCAGGGCAAAGTGAACATCACCGAAGTCGTGGTCCCCGAGAGCTCTCCGGTGCTCGGAGAGCCCCTGCGGAATCTTGAGTTGCCGCAGGGCGCGCTCCTTGCCTACCTGCTGCGCAACGGAGACCCTATCGTCTGCCGGGGCGACACCGTGCTCGAGGCCGGAGACCGCGTGATACTCATCACTTTGCCCCGGCACCACGGGGCGGCGCTCCGGGCTCTCACCGGAGAACAAGGATAGCGAGGCAGCCGTGCGCAGGGACCCGACCCTCACAGTCAGATACGAGGCCATCCTATCCTACACCGGCCTGGTGCTGCTCCTGGCCGGGCTGATGACGTTGACACCGCTTCTCGCCCTCCTCAGCAGGCCCTCGGAATGGCCTCTTGCGCCCTGGTTCATCGGGCCTTCACTCATCCTGTTGGCAGCGGGCGCGGCACTGTGGAGACTTCTTCGCCCGAAGCAGCCGGTAACGCTCAATGTCGCCGACGGAGGCGTCATCGTCCTGCTGAGCTGGGTCACCGTCTTCCTCGTATCGGCGGTGCCTTTCCTCGGCATTGAGAGCCTGAACTTCACGCAGGCGGTCTTCGAGTCGGTCAGTGGCTGGACCACCACAGGACTGACGGTAGTGGATGTGGAGTCCGCCCCTCACCTCATCCTTTTGTGGCGCAGCGTCATGCAACTCGGGGGTGGCGCGGGGTTGGCAATCATCATGGTCGCGGCCCTGGCCGGGCCCAGTGGCCCCGGGCTCTACGAAGCCGAAGGGCGCGGCGAACAACTCGTGCCCCACGTGCGCGAGTCAGCAAGGCTCGTTGTCACCATCTACTCGGGCTATGCGGTCCTGGGCATTCTCGCCTACTGTCTGGCGGGAATGACGCTCTTCGAGGCGGTCAACCACGCCTTCACCGCGGTCTCCACGGGAGGATTCTCCACCAGTTCGGACAGCATCGGCCACTGGGATTCGCTGCCGATAGAGGTCGTGACCCTCGTCCTCATGCTCCTGGGCAGCCTCAACTTCGTAACGGCCTACGTGGCCCTGAAAGGGCGCTGGGGGGCGCTCTGGCGAAACGGCGAACTGCGGGTGCCGGCAGTCCTGGTACCGATATGCTTTGCCCTGTTGCTGGCGACGATGGCGGGCGGGCTGTACGCGGGGGCGGGGAAGACCGTGCGCGTGGCGATCTTCGAGACAGTCACGGCCATAACGACCACGGGGTTCTCGACCACGAACTATGGGCAGTGGGCGGGCGCAGGCTGGATCGTGCTGATCCTCCTCATGCTGATCGGCGGCGGGACGTGTTCCACGGCCGGAGGCATCAAGCAGTACAGGGTCTACGTCCTGTGTCGGGGACTGGTCGAGGAACTACGGCGGCCGTTCCTGCCAGAAGGCGCAGTCATCCAGACGCCCGTCTGGCGGGGCGAGCGAAAGGGCTTCCTCAACGACGCGCAGGTGCGGCGGGTAGGGACCTTCGTATTCCTTTACCTCGCAGCCTTCGCGGCGGGGTCCCTCATCATCGCCACTCATGGCCACGGGCTGAAGGAATCCTGCTTCGAGTTCGCCTCTGCCCTCGGAACCGTAGGGCTGTCGGTTGGCATTACGGCAGCCGATGCTCCCCAGGGAGTGCTCTGGACCGAGATCGCCGGCATGTTCCTTGGCCGGCTGGAGTTCTTCATCATCCTCGTCAGCATCGGCAAGATTGCCCGCGACGCGTGGCACCTCGCCCAGGCGCGTCCTTCCCGGCCTGCGCAAAGATGAAAGCCGCCGGCCGCGACGTTCATGTCTTGGCAACCCGGACCTTCCTTTGCGTTCCCTGCATTTCGGACAGCTTAAGCCGTTTCCGCTCGCTCTGCAGCTGACCTGAAGCACCGATACGTTCGACGCCCTGCATAGAGGCGGCCGCTGCGCACCCCACGACGCAGTCAAACCAGTGGTTGTCGGGCTTGTGGGCGGGGAGCTTCCACTCGTCCACGGTGCGGCCACGGCCTTCGGTGCGGACGCGGTACTCGGCCGTGACGTGCTCGGCAAAGAGACGGTGCTGCACGGCCTTCCGGCCGAAGATGGAAAGGCACCCCGGGTCGCCCATGGCCGTGCCTACCCGCTCGTGCACGAAGGACTTCCAGTAGTTCGTGTCGATCTCGACGTGGCGCAGGGCGCGCTTGCGCGTCACGCTCGGTATCCACCAGTGGTGCCCGATCCGGTCGCCGCGATGGCGGTCGTACTCGCTGATCGGCTTCTGGCTTGCCGTGATCCCGTGCCCCCGCGCCGGCATCAGCAGTGCGGCGTGCTCCGACTGCCGGCAGAACTGGTGCACGACGTCTGTCTGCCAGCCCTGGTCGATCAAGCACCGGCCGATCCGCATCACCGCGCCGTCGTCCCGGGGCCATTCCCTGCCGAGCAGATCACCCGTCAGGGCCTCGAGCCCGGCGTAGATCGTCCCCTCAACGCCCATGCCCTGGTGGACCCGCCGGAGCGTGCGCTCCACCTCGCGCACGGTGAAGTAGCTGCGGTTCTGCTGCGGGTAAGTGCCGTAGTCGATGACGTAGCCGCTGAAGTCGGGCTGCCACGCGGCCACCACGTAGAACAGCACCTTCTGCTGCACGTCGATGAAGGCCGTCAGGTGCTCGCACTTCACCGGCACCTCGCCGCGCCGGCGGCCGTTGGTCTTGCCGGCGATGTCGTCCGCGTCCAGCGGCTCGGTCTCGCCCGCCTCCTCGATCAGCGGCTCGTTCTGGTACTCGGCCCAGAACGTGGCCTCGTCCCGCAGCTTCAGGTTGATGGCGTGCTGGATGCCTGACAGCTCGTCCCGGTTGTAGCGTTCTCCCCAGGCGACCTCCGCGCCGGCGTCCATCTCGTCCCGGCGCTCGCGGTAGAACTCGGTCGCCTCACTGCCATCGCCGCCGTTGCGTAGGCTCTCGGCTCGGATCTCGGCGTAGCGATCCCAGATCTGCTGGTTGGAGGGGAACGAGTAGACCATCTTCATGCGTTCCCCCTGCCACTGGGGGTGCTGGCCCCGGTCCAGGATGCGGTCGGCCATGTCACCGGGCTTGATGACCGTGCACGGCATGATGCCACTGATCTTCCGGCAAGGACCGGCGAGGCCCAACACCGCGCCAGCGAGGATGCTCTCCCGCGCCTGGCACTGGGAGAGGCTCCGCGCTGACTCGTCCGTCTGGGGGTCATCGAGGATGACCAGGTCGGGCCGGAACGAGTCGCCCTCGGCGGTCTGGTGCTTCATGCCGCGGATCCGGCCCGTGATGCCGGCCACCTTCAGGATCGCGCCGCTAGCCGCGCTGCCGGGGATGGTGGGAAGCACGATCTCCTTGGCGGTCCACTCGATATATGTCCGCCGGCCCTCGCAGAGCTGGCCAGCGCAACGGTTAGCGATGCCCTCAAGGCACTGCACGGGGTAGACGGCCTCGGGAAAGTCCTCCAGCAGCAGGTCGTTCGATTCCAACTCGGTCTTGATGGTGTCGAGCATGTTGGCGGCGTGGCCCTCGTCGCTGCCGATCAGGCAGACGAACCGGCGGTGCCCGTAGAGGATCGCCCAGATGCAGGCACGCTCGCAGAGGGAGGTCTTCCCCGACCCGCGCGGCATGGCAAGGGCGAAGAGGCCGCCGCGCAGCACCGCGTCCTCGATCCGGCCCACGACCTTCAGGTGGTCCGGCGACCAGGGCAGGTAGAAGGTCTGCGGGAAGTAGACCTCGCAGAAGGTGCGGAAGTCCCCGGACGCCCGCTGTTTGCGGTCGGGGTCCACGATCTCCGGCAGCGGAGCGATGTCGCGCCCGGCGGCCGAGAGTCGGGCGTTGCGGTCGCGGGCGCGCTCCTTCAGGGCCTCGTAGCCGCCCGGCTCCATCTCCGGCTTCGGCGCGTGACGGTCCTGCGCGAGCCAGGCGACGTAGCGCACCAGGTCGATGGTCTTGCCGTCCCCGATGCGGTAGCCGGCCCGGTTGCGCTGGCGGTAGATGACGTGCGGGCGCACCACCTCGCCCAGCGGCGTGGAGTTCAGGAGCCGAGCCAGTTCGGCCGGCCGGAGCGCCCTGGGGTCAAGCTGCGCCACCGTCGTCCTCCTGTGCCTGCTGGTTCAACCACGCGGCGTAGTGCACCAGGTTGATGGTCCCGTCAGCGTTCGTGGGCGCCCCCTCGGCCACGTCGGCCTCCAGCATCTCGCGCCCGACGCCGAGCAGTCTCGCCGCCTGTTCGAGCGTGAGCGCCGTCGGGTCGAGCGTTTTCTCATCTGCCATGTCACAACCCTTTCGCTACCCGCCAGATACGTGTATGCAAGATTCTCGGAAAACTGCCCAGAAGGGCCTTGATGTTGGCGCCAAGAGCTGCCCTCATGTGTGGCGATGGGAACGATAAACACTTACGTAGAAGGGAGATAGGACGATGCTGGTGACGCGGATAGACGTGCGAGGCGCGGCCCCGAGCCGCCGCGCCGAGCTCACGCGGGACGGCGGGAACGTCATCGCCAACGTGTGGATCGAGGGCAAGCGCGCAGGTTCGGCCATGATCGTTGGCGCGAGCCACCGAGACGACCTCTACGAGATGGCCCGCCGCATCCAGCACGCGCTGGACGGCTACGTCGGCACCCATGGCGACGTAGAGGACTACTGGCGGGCCGTCGAGAGCCTGACCTACTGAAGGGAGGACGAGATGGCGGAACGGAAGACCACGGCGGCCGAGACCTACCGGGCCCGGCGCAGTGACGTGGACAAACTGCTGGACATGTTGCGCGAAGAGGTCGCGCACCACGCAGAGTACGCCGCCACGGAGCCCCGCGACTGGGGCTTCGCCGGCGACCTCGGGCACGTGCGCGACGTGCTGGTTGAGGCGCTGGCGTTCCTGGCCCAGCAGGACAGGGACGACATCGAGCGGCGCCTGGCATCCACCACAGAGGAAGGGAGGTGACACGGTGGCATCGAGCCGGGACATGGTGGTCTTCAGCCTGCGAAAGGCGGCCGACCTCCTCGCGGACTGCGAGGGCTGGCTGCGCCTGCCGGGCTGGGAGAGTGACGAGGAGGCGGCCGGGCTTCGCGCGGTCGCCCGGGTCATCGCCGGAGACGGCGTCGACCCGAACAGAGGCACGGACGTGCCGCTGGCCAGCGTCGGCGAGCTGGTGCGGTATCTGGCCGACATGATCGAGGACTGAAAGGAGCAGCCGGCATGATGTCGAAGCAGGAAGCAGCGGACGTCCTGGCCGACGTCAAGGAGCGCATCATCGAGGCGCTCGAAGAGGCGCGCGCCGCCATCGAGGACGCCGCGCCCGAGGAATGGGACTGGGCGGAGGCCTACTGGTGGTCTCACATCCGCACGGCCCTGGACGAGGACCATGACTACGTCGGTGGCGCGGGGCAGACGCTCCAGACGACCATCGACTCCCTCAAGAAGGTGGAGGACTGAGCGATGAAGAAGGACGAGGTGAAGGTCGGCGGCGTCTATGCCGCGAAAGTGTCGGGCAAGATAGTGCCGGTCCACATTGCCGGGGAATCGCCCCACGGCGGCTGGGATGGCACGAACATCAACACGGGCAAGGCCGTGCGCATCAAGAGCGCGCAACGCCTGCGGGGGCTCTGGCAGCAGGACCTGGCCGCCCCCGAGGCCCACACAGGCCCGCAGGGCGAAGAAGAGGCCGAGAGCGAGCCCAAGGCCAACAAGACGAAGAAGCGCGGCACACGCGCGAACACGGGCGACGACGGGGCCAGGATGAGCGGCCTCGACGCCGCGGCGAAGGTCCTCGAGGAAGCCGGGGAGCCGCTGTCGTGCAAGACCATCGTGCAGCGCGCCTTCGAGACGGGCTACTGGCAGTCCGAGGGCAAGACACCGGCCGCGACGATCTACGCCGCTATCCTGCGGGAGATTCAGAAGAAGGGCGAGGACGCCCGCTTCCGCAAGGTTGAGCGTGGCAAGTTTGCCTTCGCTGGATAGCATCAGTTCATCCTCCTGAGCCCCGGTCCCGCCTGCGCGGGGTCGGGGCTTCTTCTTCGGGCCTCGATTCCAGCGGTTTGTGAACGGCGCCGGCTACGGGTACAATCGCGCTTGGCAAAGCGAGTGCAGAGGGAATCACATGGACGCTGACGAATTCCTTCGCAGCGATGGCGTTTCGCTGCCAAAATGCAGAGGGAGTCGAGGGTTCTACGGTTACCTGGGGCACGTCTTCAGTACTTACCTCGAAGCAGTCTCCGAACTCGGCTCGTCCCCCTTGGCTTCGAGCATCAGGAAGCGCGCCAAGACTGTAGAAACCCTTCAGTGCCACCTTCTTTCTGCAGTCTGTGCAAGGTTCGAAGGAGCGTGCGACGACGGGGCCGCGGCATTGGCAGCGGGGCTTCAGCTGGTGCAGGGCGAACTGGAGGACCTCATTTCGCTGCCCGTCGCTCCAGCGAACACAGGCCCTATGTACCGGATGCGGCTTGATGCGCCAAAGCAACCCGTCCGGGCAGACCTGTTCCACATACCATTCGAACAGCGGAACATGACGAGTCCTTACCGGTATAGCCTCGCCGGCGCCCCTTGCTTGTACTTGGGAGGCTCCCTCCGTGTCTGCTGGGCTGAACTCCTCCGAGGATGCCCTCCGGCCCCCCAAGAGAGGGTGGCCTTCTGCTCCTTCCGCTGCCGCTCCGGCGAGACCTTGCGGTTCCTCAACTTCGCGTACCGGCCCTCCGTGCTGGCTGAAGTAGTAAGGAAAAGGCAACTGCTGGGGCCCTTGGACCCTGAGTTGGTCAGGCTTTTCGCGAGCTATGCGGTATGTTGGCCTATATTGGCTGCCTGCTCGCTGACGGTCCCAGGGCAAGGCGCCCTGCACCCACCCGAGTATGTCATACCTCAGATGCTTATGGAATGGCTCCTCAGGGAGTACGAGAGGCACCACTTGGACGGCGTCCGGTATTTCTCTATGCAGATGAAGCCAAGACTGGACGATGGCGAGCCGGATACCTGGGTCTATGACACCGCGAGCTTTGCCCTTCCGACCAAGACTCCTGCAGACCGCGGGTATTGCCGAGTATTGATGAAGAAGCTCGTCATGAGTGAACCCAGAGTGGCACATCTGAGCCAGCCCACCGAACTCTTCGCTCTTGAGCACCAACTTTCGCACCTTGCTGAGTCGGACTTCGATGACATTAATGCCGTCGCTCGGCCTTCCGCCCTGTGAACTGCTCCCACCTCTGGACGATGACGTCGCAGTAGAGCGCGTCGATCTCCATCGCGTAGCACCGCCGGCCGGTCTGCTCGCAGGCGATGAGCGTGGAACCGCTCCCGCCGAAGAGGTCCAGGATGTTCTCGCCCGGGCGGCTCGAGTACTGTATCGGCCGCACCGCCAGTTCGACCGGCTTCTCGGTCAGGTGGACCATCTTGGGTGGCGCGATCTTCCTCACGTGCCACAGGTCCTCAGCATTGTTCGGGCCGAAGAACTTGTGGCCGGCTCCCTCGCGCCAGCCGTAGAAGCAGAGCTCGAACGCGCCCATGAAGTCCTTCCTGGTGAGGACGGGCCACTGCTTGTCCCAGACGATGCCCTGCGAGAAGTAGAGCCCGCATTCCTTGAGCGCCGGCGGGTAGTTGCCGATGTTCGCGTAGCCGCCCCAGCAGTAGAATGAGCGACCCGGCTCCAGCACGCGGGCCATCTGGCCGAACCAGGCACGGAGCTTCTCGGCGAACTCCTCCTCGCTCAGGAAATCCCCCTCGAGAGGACGATCCTTCGGGCGCATCTTCTCGGTGGTGGCGTGCTTCTTGCCCTGACGCGCCTCGTCGAATGCCTGGTGGTGCATCCGAGTCCGCTTTTCGGCCCTCTGGCCATCTACGGATTCGGTGAGGGCTTGGCTTTTCCTCAGCTCGGGATGTCTCTTCATCAGCCCGGAATGGCTGCGCTCGGTCGGCAGAAAGGAACTCCTCCCCGCGACGATTGCGTTGCCAGATCGCGGCTCAACCTTCACTCCGTATGGCGGGTCCGTGTTCACAAGCTGGATGGTCACACCATCGAGCAGCTTGTCGACGTCCTCGGCCTTCCCGGCGTCGCCGCAGAGCAGACGGTGGTCGCCGAGTATCCACAGGTCGCCCGGCTGCGTAGTGGCATCGTCGGGCGGCTCCGGGACGGCGTCCGGGTCGGTCAGACCCTCCTTCAGCTCGCCCGTGTCCAGCAGGCCGGCCAGCTTCTCCTCGTCGAAGCCGAGGAGGCCCAGCTCGAAGCCCGCGTCCCGCAGCTCGCCCAGTTCGATGGGCAGAAGCTCGAAGTCCCACTCGGAGCGGTCGCGCGTGGCGTTGTCAGCCAGGCGGTAGGCCCGGACCTGCTCTGGCGTCAGTCCGCGCGCGACGTGGACCGGCACCTTCGCCAGGCCGAGCTTCTGGGCCGCCTTGAATCGCGTGTGGCCGCAGATGATGACACCGTCCTCGTCGACGACGATGGGCTGCCGGAACCCGAACTCCTTGAGCGACGCCGCGACAGCGGCCACGGCGTCGTCGTTCTTGCGCGGGTTCTGTGCGTAGGGCTTCAGCTTCTCGATGCTCCACACTTCGACGTCCATGCTGACCTCCAATCCTGTTTTTCTCACGAAAACAAACTGTGCCATGTAGTGCGGCGGTTCCCATCGCGGTCACCTTGCCCAGGCGCCGGGAAGGAACCATCGCCGCGTAACCTATTGACCTATTGCCCCTACGCGCGCGCGCATGCACGCAGAACGCGGCAATATGAGTACACGCGAGGGGTAGTACGCAATAGGTCAATAGGTTGTTGTTGGGTTGTTTAACTCTTATCTTTTCCATCACTTACGTCCTCCAACCTATTGACAGACCCATTGACCTCTTGCCGCAATGGGTGACCCGTCGCCGAGTTGTCTGGCCGCTGTTGCCCCGTCAATAGGTCTGAGATCGCAACGGGTTTCGGCAATGGGTTATCGAAGCCGGTATCGTCTCTGTGGCGTGCCACCGGTCCTTTTCTCCTCGTACTCGATGATCCGCTGGTTGAGGAGGGCCTCGCGCACCTCCTCGTGGTCGTGCATGCTCCACGGCACCTGGCGGTTCAGCTTCCAGAAGGGCATCCACGCGCCGCCCTTCTTCGCCTTCCACTTCCGCAGCACGCCCACGAGCTTCTGGCACATGGCGTGGAACCGGTTCTCGCTGACGTGCTCGTCCGTCATGAACAGCATCCGCCTGGTCTGGTGCGTGACGAGCTCCCAGGCCCAACGGGCGGCCTCGGCGTTGATGAGCGGGTCCTCGTGGTTCTCGCTGCAGGCGTAGATGAGCGCCAGGCGGCGGGCCTTCTCGTTCGCCCGCGCCCAGATGGCCATGCCGACCGGGTCCTCGTTGTCCTCCGCCGAGGAGTACTCGCGGTCCGCCTGCTGGCGGAGTTCCGAGAGAACGTCCCTCGCCTCCGGCGTGTAGTCCACGACACGCGGCACGGGATGCCAGCGCTCCAGGTTGCCCGTGCCCGGCATGAACTCCGACCACCACTTGGCTGTTTCGATGACGGACGCCGGCGGATCGCCCGCCACAGGCTCCTGTCCTTCGGCACGCTTGCCCGTCTCGAGGATCAGCATGCGGGCGAAGAAGCCGTTGGTGAGCATCTGGACTGACAGCGCCTCGTAGTAGTGCTTCGGGATCGCCGTGCCGAAGATGCAGAGCGAGGGCTGGTCGATGACCTTGTGCTCCTTGCCCGCCTTGACACGCATCGGGTAGAGGCCGTTCGAGCTCGTGAACATCTTCAGGAGCATCTGCATGATGCTCTCGAAGCGCTGCTCCTTGCCCTCGCGGATGGCGACCATGACCTTATCGATCTCGTCGGTCTGGAACAGCATCGACGGCTGCGCGAACAGGCGGTCCTCAATGCCTTCGCCGCTGGCGAACGAGTCCCCCAGGCAGTCCTCCAGGCCGATCTCGAGCAGCACCTTCTGGTTGACCTTGCGAGGATGCTCCTTGCCGGCGCCTGAGTTGGCCAGGCCGAGCAGGTAGAGGTTGGTGCGGTTGTCGCCGGGATCGCGGACCTTGCGGCCGGACAGGAACGCCTGGAGGCAGAGCGCGCCGGAGAAGGCCAGGACGGGGTTCGGATACGGCGCCGTGCCGAGCGTGTAATCCACGACCTGCTCGATGAAGCCCGGCACGCGCAGCAGGTGATCGGGCATCGGGCCGGGATCGGGGTGCTCGGGCCTGTCGTCCTCGGGGGCTGGGCCGAGCATCAGGGACAGGTCCACGCCCTCGCTATTGTCGACATCGTCGCCATAGCCTTGCCGCGCCAGAGCCGAGGCGGCCGCGGCGAAGTCGCCCCCGTGCTCCAGCAGCGCGTAGGCGGCGAACGGGCTGTAGCCCCGGTTCATCTCGAACGGCGGCGCGTTCGAGCTGAAGCAGTAGAAGACCTTGCCGTTGAACGTCGCGCTCGAGCCGTCCTCCTTGCCGGGCCGGCGCCAGCGTTCGTTCTCGCCGGTCTGGACGAGGGTCCAGCCGTGGGTCTTCAGCACTTCCCGCACGTCGCCCCGCGCGTTGTAGTCGTCGCCGGGACGGGCGTCGTCGAAGGAGGCGCTCGCATGCGCGGTGGCGGGCTGCGGATGGTCGGGCACCTCGTTGAGGGCACGGGCGAACTCGATGAGGATGACGCGCTCCTGCGTCGTCAGAACGGGCGGGTCAGTGAAGGCGCCCTGTTCGAGCACATAACCCGGCGATGGCGCACAGAGGAACAGGCCACCCTGGCCGCGCGTCTCTATGAGGGTGACCGTCTTATCTCCGAGGCGCCGCCGTGCCAGGCACTGGTTGCCGGGGACAGGCTCTTCGCACCGGTAGCAGACATGCCTGCCGCCGCTCTGGGACTGTTCCCGCACCAGGCGCCTGACAAGGTCGGGGCATCTCTCCTCCACGAGCCCGGCCCAGGGCTCGTAGGCCTGGCCGCCTGCGTCGAAGTCGACCAGCTCCAGGTCGCCGGACACGGCGCCCGTAATGACGCACAGGGCCTTGGCGCCGCCGGCGAACCAGCCGCGCAGCTCCTCCTCGGTGGGCAGACGCCCCTGGTATGGCTTCCAGCTTGGGACGACTGGCCGCTTCCCCTTCAGGTCGGCGGGAAGCACGCATAGGCCTGCCCGCACATAGGCCAGTGCCGTGTCCAGGAGTGATTCGGCTTGTTCTGGCATCGTCTCTCTCAGAAGGGGATCTCCTCGGTCAGCACGTAGCCTTTCCGGTCGCAGCCGTTAACGGGCTTCGGCCCCAGCTTGTAGCCGACGATCCGGTCGTACTTCTCGCCCTCGACGCTCTTGACCGTGATGGACAGCGTCTCGCAGAGGCCGCCCGCGTTGGCGATTTCCACTGCCTCATCGGTCGTGTCAGGGACGGGCCAGTCGGAGCGCTGCCGCCACCAGGACTCCGCTTTCGCACGCGCATAGCCGCTGTGCTCAAAGCAGACGAACTCCCATTGGTGGCGCTGCCACCCGACCTGGTATTCCACGCGCATCGTGCGGGGATGGTCCTCGGGCGCGTCGCGCTTGCGGTGGACGCCGTAGAAGACGTCGCTTACGGCGTACTCGGTCACGGTCGTCTCGCCGGACAGGATGCCGGCAGTCGTGGCCTTCGCGTCGTGCTTGGACCGCTCCGGCGGCGGGAACTCGTATCCGCACTCCGGGCAGACGCGGTATCCGCAGGCGACCACCGAGTGGCACTTCGGGCATTCCTTCGCCGGCGCTTCGCCGCCGTTTCCGAAGCGCTCTGCCAGGCGGACTTGGTCGACCGGGCCGTGCCGCAGCACGTTGCCGCCGAAGTCGAGGATGAGGCAGTCGGCCTTGCTGGGATCGGTCCTGAAGCCCCTCCCAACCATCTGGTAGTAGAGCCCGGGCGAGAGCGTCGGCCGGAGCATGGCGATGCAATCGATGTTGGGCGCGTCGAAGCCAGTGGTCAGGACGTTCACGTTGACGACGTAGGGCAGGTCGCCGGCGCGGAAGGCCGAGAGCAGCGCGTCGCGCTCCTTCGAGGGCGTCTCGCCGAAGACGCACTCACAGGCGACGCCGTGCTCGGCCCGCAGCACGTCCCGCACGTGCCGCCCGTGGTCCACTCCGCTGGCGAAGACGAGGCACGAGTGCCGGCCCTGCGTCTGCTCGATGATCTCCGCGCACGCGGCCCTGACCAGTTCGTCCCGATCCATCAGGGCTTCGGTCTCGCTCGCCACGAACTCCCCGGCGCGCACGTGCAGCCCGGAGGTGTCGACCTTCTGCCGGCCGGCCTTCGTCTTCAGCGGGCAGAGGTAGCCCTGAACGATCAGCTCCTTGACGCCGATCTCGTAGCAGACGTGGTTCAGGAGGTGATCCGGCTCGCAGATCATGCCGGTCTTCATGCGGTACGGAGTGGCGGTCAGGCCGATGAGCCGGACGTGAGGGTTGATGACCGCTGCGTCGCCCAGGAAGGTCCGATACATGCCCTCGCCGTCCGGCGGGATCATGTGCGCCTCGTCGATCATGACCAGGTCGAAGCGGCCGAGCCGGTCGGCGCGCTGGTAGACCGACTGGACGCTGGCCACGATGACGGCGTGGTCGGTGTCCCGGCTGTTCAGGCCGGCGCAGTAGATGCCGATGTCCAATTCCGGGGCCATGTCGGACAGCGTGCCGGCCGTCTGCTCCAGCAGCTCCTTCACGTGCGCCAGCACCAGGACGCGGCCGCTCCAACGCTGCGCGGCGTCCCTGCAGATGTGTGCCATGACCGGCGTCTTCCCGCCGCCGGTCGGGATCACCACGCAGGGGTTGTCGTCACGCGTTCGCAGGTGCCCGTAGACGGCGTCGACCGACTCGGTCTGGTAGCTTCTAAGCTGCATCATTGCTTTCCCGTTCCGCTCGAATGACTGCCGCCCGCCGCCAGACCTCCTCCAGCCATTCCTCTGATCCCTCCGGCTCCGGCAGCGGCCCGAAGTAGTCCTTCGACGACTCGTACTCCGCCTTCCGGCACGCCTTGCAGATGCCGCTGTAGCCGCACGTCCGCTTCGCGTGCCGCCGGAAGGCCTTGAGCGGCTTCACCTCCCCGCAGCGGTTGCATCGCTGTGTTTCCCTGGTTGCCGTCGCTATGGGCCGGCCTCCTGAATGCGCACGATGGCCTTGCCGCCGTCCACGGGCCTGCACCTCGTCACCTCCAGGTGCACGATCTGCCCGTCGTCCTGGTAGGCCCCCGCCTTCTCGAGCGCGTCGAGCAGGCTCTTCATGGCGTTGTCCACGTCACGTCGGCGTCGGTCGGGCGGGTAGAGCTCCACCTGTACCTGGATGGGACCGGTGAAGGGCGGCGCGCCGGATGCCGCGAGGATCGAACAGACCTTCTCCCGGAAGGCTCGACCCTCGCGGCTGATCAGCGTGCGCGGCCCGACACGCCTCCAGTAGTGGTTGACGCTCGGCGGGTATGGCAGTTCGTACTCCTGCATGCTCTGGCTCCTATCGGTGGGCGCTGGCCATGTGTCGTGGTAATGGGTTGACAAATGCCCTCTCGTGCGCTAAAGTCCATGCTGGAAAGGGGGTTACCATGGGGAGGTTTCGACTCCGATTTGGGCCATTCACGTTTGGTAAGACAGGGATGCGTCTCAGCTGGTGGTCCAAGTACTTCGGATTCTCCACACCCCTGGACGGTGAAGGTCGCACCTTCGGGAAGGTCCGTTTCCCGTGGCCGTTCGGGTTCTTGCGCTGGTTCTTCTGAGCCATCTGCCATCGGTGAAGGCAAAGTCCTCAGGGGAGGGCTATGGCCGAAGCGCGTCTTCCCCCGTGTATCCCCACTGCCTAGATCAGCGCCTCCAGGGGGGCGCGTCGCTGTTTGCCTGGGGCGCCCGCTCGGGCGAGGGCTTCTTGGCGTAGCCCTTGACCTCGTTCGTGAGCTCGCCCGTGTCGTCCCTGCGCTTCAGGCCGACCTTCACCTGCAGCGGCAGGTCGTGAAGCTCGGTCGAGTCGTTCGGCGTCAGGACGCCGACCGCCTTGCAGATGGCCGCCAGTTCGGAGCGGGCGATTTTCACTGTGAGCTTGTTGGGGTTGTCGAGGTTGAGCCGGGCCCAGAGGAGCCGGCCCTTGTAGTCGCCCTCGAGCACCTGGAACGTCAGTTCCAGGTAGGTGCCGTTCCCGGACTTGGTCGGCTTCATCTCCGAGGCCGTGATGGCGGCGACGTACTTGCCCTCGGGGATGGGCTCGAAGGTCTCCATCGGTTCCACTTCACGCGCGTCGAATCCGCGTAGGTCAGCCATTGGTCTCGTCTCCTTCCGTGTGCTGGGCGGACTTGCCTGCCGTACCCTTCGGCGAAGGCAGGTGCTGGGCGAAGGCCCGGTAGTCGAGGGGAAGCTCGTCGGGCAGGTCCAGGCGGTTCTTCGCCACGTGGGCGGGACGCTCGCTGGTGCGAACGATCCGCTCGCCCGTGCCGATGCCCTTCGCCTTCGTGCGCCCGAACCCCTCGTCCACCTGCTTGGTGTGGACCTTGTAGGTGGCGAACAGCACCGCATCACACCATTCCTGCACCATCGCGCTGGCATGCTTGTGCAGGCGCGGGGCGTAGCGGTCGTAGCTGTCCGTCTCGGGGTTCTCAAACTTCTCGATTTGGCAGTGGGCGATCAGGATGACCGCCATGCCGCGCTCGTTGCGCAGCGCCGTCAGCCCGTCCAGGACCTCGCGCCACTGGGTGAGCGCGAAGATGTAGCCCTTCGCGTAGCCGATGTCCTCGATGGACTCGACGGAGCGCTTGCGGCAGACCTCCGCCCAGATCAGCCTCTCCAGCCAGTCGAGGCTGTCCACCACGACCGTCCGGTAGGAGTGCTCCTCGGAATACAGCTCCGACAGGGCCTGAATCACCTGGGCGTAGTCCTCGGCCAGGGGGAACTTGTCGCACTCGACTTCCCCAAGGCCGTCCTCGGTCTGGATGAAGATCGGGCCGTCGCTCTGCGACGCCCACGTCGACTTGCCGACGCCGTGGACGCCGTAGAGCATCGTGCGCCGGGGAGCGGGGATGCGCCCGCTCTGGACCTGCTTGAGTAACGCTGTCACGTTCCGTCCTCCTTCCGCTTAGATGTAGGGTCGAAACTCTCTCACGTCCTCGTATCCGGTGGGCCAGGCGTCCTGCTCCTGGCAGTCCCTGAGCCTGCACACGGCATCTTCGTTCTGCTGGCGGGCGCGCTTCAGCACGTCCGGGCCGACGTGCCACACGCCGCATCGGAAAGGCTCCTGCTTCTCAATGGCCACGATGTGGACGTCGAATCGTCGCCCGGACGCCTCCAGGAGCAGGGCCGTGTAAAACGCCATCTGGTGGGTGTAGCGGTAGGCCTGGGCGTCCATCTCGAAGACGTCCAGGTTGTAGCAGGTCTTGAGGTCGACCAGTCCGCGCTTCGGGTTGAGCCAATCCAGGCGGGCCTGGCAGGGCAGGCCGCAGTACTCCACGCGGACGACGCCCTCGGCCACTCCTTCGGCGAGCAGGTCATTGGCGGCTTCATGCCGGCCCACGGCGGCGTTCATCTCTTCGATGAGCGCCGCGTCGGAGTCGCACAGCACGGCCTTGTTCTGTTTCTCGGCCCACTGGGCGTAGGCCTTCGTGTTGGCGCCGTAGGGCTGGCCGGTGCTGGGGTTGATCGGCCCGCCGACGGCGTACGCCGTCTCGAACCGATCGCGCCCCTCCAGGATGAGCACGTGGGTCGCACGGCCGAGGTTGAAGGCCGCGCTCTCCCGCTCGGTGACAAGCCCCGCCCGCTTCTTGTGGAAGAGGAGCGGGTTCTTCATGAACTCGATCAGGTCATGGCTGCCGAGGTAGTCCTTCCCTCTGGCGTGGTAGACCTCGGCCGGCTCCCGGATGAGGAAGCGCAAGTCGTTGATGGAAAGACTATGCATGCACTGCCCTCCGAAACTCGAACCTCAGGGTGGGGCGACACTTCGCCGCGTCCGGAAGGTTATTCGCTCGGAAGGGGGGTCAGATTGCCGACTGAGGTAGAGCCCGATGCGGGGGCAACATGACTCATGTTTCGCCCCACGTTGACCCCGACCCAAGTCAGGTTGTGCCCCATCCCACGCCGACATGACTCGTCTACAGCCCTACAGACATGTCCCCCTTTCTGCAGATAGAAATGAATCCATCAGGCAAGGCGCGCTGCCCCAACACACTGACTACCTGGCTGGAAAGAAGGGAGACATGGCATCACACACGCAGGAACTCGTTCAGTCCTACGAGAGCGGCATCCCGCGATGGAAGATCAACCTAGCCCTGAGCCGGATCATCGGGTTCGGCTTCCCGGAGCACGAGTGGGACGGACTGCTTCAGAACCTGGCTATCGAGATCGTGGGTTTCCGTTACGACCCTGAGAAGTCGAACGGCGCGAAGGAATCAACCGCTCTCTACTCGCTCATAGACAACCGCCTGCGCGGCTACGTGCGGTCCGAGTACAGACAGCAGATCGTCTTTGAGAGCCTGGAAGAACGCATGGAGGCCAGTGGAGAGAGTGTCGAGGATTCACCTCGCTTTCGCCGTGGAGACAAGAAGGCACTTCGGTTCGACGTCCGGCAGGCGGTGGCCTCTCTGCCGTCGGCCGAGAGGACTGTCTGCGAAGGTCTCATGCACGGTGAGACGATCGGGCAGATCGCACGGCGCCTCCGCTGCGGCTGGCACACGGCCAACCGCACCCTCGCCCGCATTCGTGGCCGTTTTGAACGCATGGGCCTCCATGCGTGGATAACCGGATGACCTTCGCCCAGGAGCGCAGAGGCGTGAGAAGTCGGCCAGAATCCCCTGGATTTCCCGGCGAGATTGAGCAACATGAAGGGGGAAGACGCGCCTCCTCGGAGGTCCCGCTGTCTGCGGGTTGGATAACCGAGGATCTCCTCCGGGAGACGCGCCAGGTCTTCACGAACGCTTATGGTCGGGTCGTGACGGCCGAGGAGGCCGTGGAGATTCTGATGAACATCAGAAGGCTGGCCTGTGCGCTCATCAAGGCGAAGACAGGAGGCGAAGAGGGATGAACGTACTCATCTGGGCGAGGGTGTCGTCGCGTGAGCAAAGGGAGGGGTATTCCATCGATGCACAACTGCGCGCCACAAGGGACAAAGCGACGCAGGAAGGATGGCGCGTAGTCAAGGAGTTCGCGGTCGCGGAGTCGGCCAAGCGCGGGGCGGACCGGGCGATCTTCAGGCAGATGCTCCGATGGGTGAAGAAGAACGCGGGCAAGGACTCGATCGGTGCGATCTTGAGCCACAAGCTCGACCGCGTCTGCCGCAACATGCGGGATGCCGTTCGGCTTCAGGAACTCGAGGACGAGTGCGGGGTGCGGCTGTGCTTCGTGGACAACCAGTTTGGCAAGGGACCGGCTGGCGCGCTCTCGTTCAACGTGATGGCAGCGGTGGCCCAATACTACTCCGACAACCTCCGCCAGGAGGTGCTGAAGGGCATGGACGAGCGGGTGCGGCAGGGATGGATCGCCGGGCATGCGCCCTACGGCTACGTGAACGTGCCGGGAGACCGCGACGAACCCGTCCAACCCGACTCCGAGCAGGCGCCTGCCGTGGTCCGCATATTCGAGCTGTACTCACGCGGAGACGTCACGTTCAAGGCGCTGGCAAACGTGCTGGAGAACGAGGGGCACGTCTACAGGACCAGTCAGCCCCGTTTCCACCGCACCGCCTTGTCATACATCCTGAACAACCGGTTCTACGTGGGGGAGATCGAATGGCACGGGAGAATCTACCAAGGGCAGCACCGCCCGCTGATCGACCGTCACACCTTCCAGAAATGCCGGGACGTCCTGAACGGCAGGAACCGCCGCACGGGCTCCCCCAACCTCGGGCTGTCCGGTGGGCTGTTCCGTTGCGCTTACTGCGGGCGGGCCATTACGGGGGAGAAGATTCGCCGCAAGCTCAAGCGCGGCGGCGTGCGCGAGCACGTCTACTATCGCTGCGCCAACAACGACCCCGGGCCGGACCATCCCACCGTGCGCTGGCGCGAAGCCGACCTTGAAGAGGCCATTGTCGAAGATCTAACCGCCCTTCGGATGCCTTCCGAGGAGGTGGCCGACTTGTTCCGGGGGGCTCTCAGGGCCGCGGTCGAGGATATCACGTTAGAGCAGAGGCAGCAGAAGAAGTCGCTCGCCAGGAAGCAGAAGGAGCTCAACGCGATGCAGGACAAGCTGCTGGACGCCTACTTGAACGGGGTCATCGACGAGGAGGTCTTCAACAGGAAGTCGGCAGAGCTCAAAGGCCAGCAGGCAGACCTTCAGAAGGTGACGGGCTGGATGGGGGACATTGACCCTGATCGCGGGGACCTGGCCCTGAACGTCTTCGAGTGGAGCCAGCAGGCGGCAGACGTCTGGCGCCGTTCAAACGATGAGGTCAGGCGCGATATCTTGGAAGCAGTGAGTTTGAACCGTACTCTGACCAACGTAACTCTTTGCACGGAAAAGAGAAAGCCCTTCGACGCTCTCGCCGAAAAGCTCGTTTTGCAGGATGGTCGGGGCGGGCGGATTCGAACCGCCGACCTCTGCGTCCCGAACGCAGCGCTCTAAACCAGACTGAGCCACGCCCCGACTTTTCAAACGACCCGAGCACACCACACGCCGCGGTTTTCGGGCCGGGCGGAAGCGGACAGTAGAGAGTAGACCGCAGGAGAGGCGCCGGCTGGCTCCGGCAAGGCGCCTGAGTCGCTGACGCCGTCCGCCGTTGTTGTCTCCTTTCTCCTGTCCACTCTCTCCTGCTCTGCCGGCCCGATTGCGGCGGGCCGGCAGCCACGCCCCGGCCAAACACCCCAATCTAATCCCCCCGGCCCCGATTTGTCAAGTTCGCGCGCCCGCCAGGAGGACGGCATTCACCGCGGAGGTCGCTGAGGAAAGGGGTGCGTCACGAGCTCGTAGCGCCGCCTTCCAGGCGGCATAGCCGCTGGGCCGCCGGGGCGGCTAAACATCCTGCCCGCGGCTGCACGTCAGGGCGTGGGCAGGATGCCCACGCCCAGGCCGGCAAGATGCCGGCGCTACAGCCAGGCCAGAGCGCCACGACGGCATTCAGTGCGGGGGGCGCTGAGAGCGCGGAACGAGAGCGCCGCAGTCGTCTGTCAGCGTCCGCAGGCGAGGCGCCGGCGCTACACGGAGGGCCGCCATGAAGAAAAAAACGCCCCGCCGCGGATTTTATCGGTCAGTAAGGGACAGATCGGACACACCGTTTTTCCAGGACGCCTATAATCCGCGCCCTTGAACGAGACACCTGACGCAGAGAGGAGGGGCGAAGTGGCACGGACCACCAAAGAACGAATGCGGGACCAGGCGCGAGCCCTGCGCAGGCAGGGCAGCTCGATGGCCGTCATCGGCGAGGCGCTCGGGGTTACGGACCGGACCGTGCGCCGCTGGGCGAAGGACGACGCGGACGCCGGCCGCCCGTGGCGCTGGGGCAAGGGCGTGGACTTCATCCCGACGCCCGAACATTTCACCGACCGGATGTGCAGCCAGCTCATGGAGCGCCTGGCCAGGCTGATCGAGGCCGGCGACGACCCGGAGCACGCAGAGGACGCCGCCCGGCTCGAGGACAGGATGCTCAAGGTCTGCCGCGTGCTGGAGCACCTCAAGAGCGACCACATCGACCTGGAGCAGCAGCTCGTCGGCCTGAAGCGGTTCGCGGCGTTCTGCATGCGCAACATGACGGAGCAGGAGATGGAGCCCGTGCGCAGGGCCATCCGGCAGTTCCTGGATGAGATGCGGGAGGAGCACTCGTGATCTGGTTTCAGACCGCGATATCGGCGGCGTCGGCGCTGTTCGGCGGGTTCATCGGCGGCTGGGTGGTGGCGTTCCGACTGGGGCGCTGGCGACAGCGCGTCGAGGACCACCTGGAGTGCATCGAGGCGCGCCTGAGCAAGGGCGACCGCGCCGTTGACAGCGTGCCCGTCCTGAGCACCCGCGTGGACCTGATCCTGGAGGAGCTGCGGTCCATCCGGGGCGACCTCCGCCACGACAGGCAGAGCTTCGTCACACACGAGGAATGCGACAGGAGGCACGGCAGTGTTGACGCGTGAAGAGATCGAGAAGCTGCTGGCGGACGTGCAGCGCCGGCGTGGCGCACGCCGAGTGGGAGATCGACCCGGCGGACGAGAGCCGCCTGGCGATGGCGGCGGCCGAGTACGCCCGCGAGATAGTGGCGACGATCCCGGACGTGCAGGACGCGATCTTCGACCTGCTCGACGCCATCGGGAAGGGCTTCTCGCCAGTCCAGATCCACTGGCAGACGAGCAAGAACGACTGGCAGCCGGTGCGGCTCGAATACGTCCCGCAGCGTTGGTTCACGGTGGCCGAGGATGGGACGACGCTCCTGCTGCGCGGCGAGGGCTACGGGGACGACGTCGAGCTGAACCCCACAAACTGGATCGTCCACCGCGCGCGGGGGCAGAGCGGCTACGCCTGGCGGCAGCCGCTGTTGAGGGCGTGCGTGCGGGCGTTCATCGTGCGGCACTTCGGGTGGAAGGACTGGATGAGCTTCGCCGAGGTCTACGGCATGCCGGCGCGGATCGGCAAGCTGCAGGACGACGTGGCGTGGAATTCGGCGGAGGCGACGCAGCTCAAGGCGGCAGTCCGCGCGCTGGGCCACGACTACGCGGCGGTGGTCCGCTCCTCGAACGAAATCGAGCTGCTGCAGGTCGCGAACGGTGAAGGCCAGATCTACGAGCGCATCCTGGAGCTGGCGGACCGCGAACTGACGCTCTCCATCCTCGGGCAGACGCTCACGAGTGGCGGCGAGGGCGGCGGCTCCTATGCGCTCGGCCAGGTCCACAACATCGTGCGGATGGACCTGCTGGAGGCCGACGCGAAAGCGCTCGGAGAGACGCTGACTCATCAGCTCCTGCGGCCCATCGTGCGGCTGAACCTGGGCGAGTCGGCGCCGCTCCCCCGATGGGACTTCCTGGTCGAGCGGCCCTCGGACATGCTCCAGGAGTCGGAGATCCTCGGCAACCTGGTCACCGCCGGCGTCGAGATCGCGATGGACGAGGTGCGGGAGCGCTTCGGCTACCGCGCGCCCGTCGCGGGCGAGGCCATCGTGGTGCCATTCCAGGTGCGCGCGCTGACCGGCCAGGGCACGGCGGAAGGCGAGCAGGAAGGCCAGAGCGAAAACGCGCTGCGCCCGGCCTTCGTCGCGCAGCCGGCGCTCGTGCCGAACCAGGCCGACGTCACGACCGAGGGGCCGGTGCCCGAGGACGGGCTCAGGTGGCTCGGCGAGCGGCGCGTCGCCACGGACGAGGCGTGGGAGCGGCTCGGGCCCGCCGGCAAGCAGCGGGCCTGGTATGTGACGGGGCTCGACCAGGAACGCATCGCACAGGCCGCCGTCGAGCTGACCGAGGCATACCGCACCGGCGCCACGGCCAACGCGGCCCTGACACACCTGGAGGCGCTGGGCATCGCCGTGCCGGGCGGGCAGACGCCCGGCGACAATCAGATCCCCGCCGCGCAGGCGCGGCTGGTCTATCGCCAGAACCTGTTCTCGGCCTACGGGGCGGACCGCTGGATCAAGGGGCAGCGCGGCATCGCCGAGCGGCCCTACGGCCAGTACCTGACGGCGGGAGACGAGCGCGTGCGGGCCGAGCACGCCGCCCTGGACGGGATCGTCAAGCCTCTCGACGACCCGTTCTGGGCGAGCTACATGCCGCCCTGGGACTATAACTGCCGATGCACCCTGGTCACTGTGAGCCGGACGGAGATGGACGCGGAGGGGCTGGAGGTCGAGGACGAGATAGACGAGGCCGCGCGCTACCAGGCGGCCCTGGTCCTCCAGGGGATGCCCCTCGAGGCGGCGCAGATCCGCGATGCCGCGCGCGACATGCGGGCGGTGATCGAGCGCAGCGCGAATGTCGCCGCGCTTAAAGCGCCTGCGAACCCCCAGTGGCAGTTCGACCGGCGGGACGCCTACGGACTGGAGTCGGAGGGCTGGCAGCCGGCGACGGAGGCCGGCCGCGCCGACCTGGAAGTGCTGCGCACCATGCCTCTGGTGGAGGGCCTGGTCTGATGGACCCGACGCTCACGCAGAACGCGGCGCCGGCTGAGATACCGGCCGCTGTGCCTGACTGGATCATGCTCGCCCGGACGGGCGTCTGGGCGGGCGGCCCGAAGGGGGGCAGGCAGGTAGTGACGCAAGACCGCCTGGCCGGCGCGAAGGCCTACTTCGAGGCGCGCTACGTCCCGAACAGCAAGGACGTGCCGCTCGACTGGAACCACGCGAGCGTATTCGCCGCGCAGCGCGGGGAGCGGGCGCCGGCGGCGGGCTGGATCGGGCAGATGGACCTGCGCGCGGACGGGACGGAACTCTGGGGCTTGGTGCAGTGGACGACCGAGGGCATGAACAGCGTGGCTGCGCGGCAGTTCCGCTACCCGAGCCCGGTCATCCTCTGGAACCACCCGGACCCAGTGACGGGCGAGATCATCCCGATGCGGATACACAGCGTGGCGCTGACTAACACGCCGCGCATGCTGGAGCTGGCGAGCTTGAACGAACAGGACGCCGGGACGGATCCCGGCGACACACCAGAAGAGGGAGGCGGGAGCATGGATCTCCTGACGCAGATCGCGAACGCGCTCGAGGTCGAGCCCGAGCAGGCAGCCTCCATGCTCGGGCTTTCGGGCACGGAGGACAAGGAAGTCGCGCAGGCCCTGGTGGCCAACGCGCAACGGGTTGCAGAACTCGAGGCTGAGCTGGCCGCAGTGCCGGCCCTGCCCGAGTCGGTTGCGAATGCCCTGGGCGTCGAGCCGGACGCGGAGCTGACCTCGGTCAACGCCGCCATCATCCGGCTGAAGGCGCCGGGCGCCGGGCTGGACGCCGTCCGGTCCGCGCTGGGTCTGGCCGAGGATGCCTCTGAGGCGGGCATCCTCTCGGCCATCGGCGAGCTCCACGAGGACCGCCACGGGGGCGAGGTCGATCAGCTCATCGCCAACGCCATTGAGGCCGGCAAGATCACGCCGGCTCAGAAGGGCTGGTGGAAGCGGATCGCCGAGGGCGACATGGACGCCGCGCGCCAGGCCATCGAGGGCCTGCCCGTGGTCACCAACGCCCAGCACGTCGGCGGCCAGCGGACGCCAGCGCAGGGGATCACGGACGAGGAACGCGCCGTGGCGCGCCTGCTCGGCATCTCTGATGAGGTCATGCTCGCCGGCCGCAATGCGAGCTGAGGAAGGAGGTCCCCATGACCGCACTCAGCACAGACAGAAACACGTGGTACCAGGAGTCGGTGGACACGCTCCGGGCCCCGATGGCGGCTGACGCGGAGATCTTCGTCGGTGGCATGGTCTGTCGGGACGCGGCCGGCTACGCCGTCCCTGCAGATGACGCGGAGGGCTACATCTTCGCCGGCATGGCCATTGAGGATCCGCAGAATCCCGGCGGGAACTACGACAACTCGGGCGGCGACGACGGCGACGTCTACGTCGTCGTGCGCACGAAGGGCCGGGCCCGCTACGCCCTGAACAGGACGCCCTCGCAGGACATGCTCCTGGCGAAGGCCTACTGCGTGGACGACCAGACGGTCGAGGTCAACGCCGCCGCGCTGACCTACGACGTCCAGTGCGGCTTCGTGACGAAGCTGCCCACGGCGACCCTGGCCTACGACGCCGAGGCGGACTTCTCGACGGACGAGGTCGAGATTGAGTTCTCCGGCGGCGTGGATGACTACGCGCCCACGACGACAACGGCAGCGCCGACAACGGCGGCGCCGACCACTGAGGCGGCGACAACTCCTGCGCCGACAACGCCTGCCAGGACGACAACGCCAGCGGCGACAACTCCTGCGCCGACAACGCCTGCCAGGACGACCACGGCACCGCCGACGACCACGCCGGCGGCGACCACCGAGGCGGCCACCACTGAGGCGGCGACCACCGAGGCGGCGACCACCGAGGCGGCCACAACGACCACAACGCAGGGAGGCTGACGATCCGGCCGGGGCCCGCCTGAGCGGGCCCCCGGCCCTACCCCAGAGGGAGCGAACAGATGAGCGCACTCAGCGCGGACCGCAACACGTGGTACCAGGAGTCGACGGACACGTTGCGGATCCCGATGGCGGCCGAAGCGGAGATCTTCGTCGGCGGCATGGTCTGTGCGAACGCGGACGGCTACGCCGTCCCGGCGGCCGACACTGCCGGCTACCACTTCGCCGGCGTGGCCATCGAGGACCCGCAGAATCCCGGCGGCAACTACGATAACTCGGAGGGCGACGACGGCGACGTCTACGTCGTCGTGCGCACAAAGGGCCGCTTCCGCTACGTCCTGAACAGAACGCCCAGCCAGGACATGCTGTTCTGCAAGGTTTACGTAGTGGACGACCAGACGGTCGAGGTTTACTCGGGCGCGGTCACGAACGACGTCCGGTGCGGGCACGTGACGAAGCTGCCCACGGCGGCCCTCGCCTACGACGCGGAGGCGGACTTCTCCACGGACGAGGTCGAGATCCAGGCCAGCGGCGACCCGTGGGACTACACGCCGACGACAACGACGGTAGCCGCAACGACAGTTGCCGCCACCACGACAGCCGGCCAGGCTTGACGATAGGCGGGCGGGCCTTGCCCCGGCGGGGCCCGTCCACAACGCACTCAAACGAGGAGCACCGAGATGGAGCTCACACAGGGCAACATGGCCGCGCTCTTTCAGAACCTGCGCGGCGAGTTCCGGGCGGCCGTTCGTGACGCCCCCATACCCGAGGACGTGGCGGCGTTCGTGACGGAAATCCCGAGCGGCACCAGCGAGGAGTACCTGCCCACGGCAGCACTCCTGGGTGACCTGGAGAAGTTCGAGGACGAGCTGTCCTACACGAACCTCGGCCAGTGGATGCAGGAGATCGCGAACGAGACGTTCGCGCGCGGGCTGGAGATCCCGATCACTCACGTCGAGGACGACCGGCTCGCGATGTACACGCTCGTGGCGAAGGCGCTGGGCAAGCGTGCCGCCACCTACCCCTACCGGCAGGTGCCCCAGGCGTTCATCAACGGCATCAGCACCGCCTGGGTGGACGGGGCGAACGTCTGGTCCAACAGCCACCAGTGGGTGGGTGGGCAGGCGTGGGACAACCTCGAAGATCTGGCGCTCTCGCCGGCGAGCTTCGAGACGGCCTGCCAGCACCTGATGGAGAGGATCGGCCCGGACGGCCAGGTCCTGGAACTCAGTCCGACGCACCTCGTGGTCGGGCCGGCGAACCTGAACCGCGCCCGGCGAATCGTCCACCGCGAGCTGGTCGGCGGCGGCGACTCGAACATCCACCACAACGAGGTGCAGGTCGTCAAGTGGAGCCAGCTCATCGGCACCCACGCCGAGGAGTGGGGCGTCTTCGACCTGAGCGACGAGGTCAAGCCGTGTGCGATCACCAACCGCAGCGGCCCCGACTTCTTCGCCCAGGACAGCGAGACCGACGACTCGGTCTTCAACCGGGAGGTCCTCCGCTACAAGGGACGGCGACGCTTCGGCATCGCCATCCTGGCGCCCTGGCTGGGCCAGTGGAGCGACTCGAGCCGGGCCGCTTCGGCGACCACCGCCGCTGCGTGACACGACCGGGAGTGAGTGAAGGCGCGTGACTGACGGGACCGGGCCCGCCGCCGGCGGGCCCCGGCCCCGCACGCGAACCGAACCGTTGCAGGAGGGCTCAGGCGTGGCCTATTGCACCCAGGCCAACATCGAGGAGCGATACTCCGAGCAGAGCGTCGTCGCCTACGCCGACCACAACAAGGACGGCACTGCCGACGCGGACGTCATTACGCGCGCCATCACGGACGCCTGCGGCCTGATGGACAGCTACCTCCAGAAGCAGTTCGTCGTGCCTGTGCCCGCGCCGATTCCGCCGTCCCTGCGGGACTGCGCCATCACGCTGGCCTGGTGCCGGCTGCTGCGGGGGCGGCAGTCGATGACGGAGGAGGAGCGCCTCGCCTGTAAGGAGGCGCTTGACTGGCTCAAGGCCGTTGCGGCCGGCGAGATCGAGATCGGCCTCGTGCCGAAACCTACGGCCTCGGCCAGCGCGCCCGGCGTGCGCTACCAGGTGGACGACCGCGAGTTCGGGAGGGACAAGGACCTGTGATCGCACTGGACGTGGACATGCGCGAGGTGGAGCGGGGCCTGAAAGGCCTCGCTGAGGCCATCGCGGACATGACGCCGGTGGCCCGCGACTTCGGGGCGCACATGGTCCGCAAGTGGGTCATGCGCTTCCCGCGCACGGGCGGGCATGAGGCGTCCGCCGCGGGCGAGCCGCCCGCCGTCCAGTCCGCCGCGCTGCGCAACTCGCTGACCTACGAGGTCGGCGACGGCGGCGACTCGGCCGAGATGGGCACGCCGCTCGTGTACGGCCTGATCCAGCACTTCGGCGGCGTAATACATATGCGGCCGGGGGGCCCTCACCTGACGGTGCCCATCGCCGACGAGAGCTACGGCAAGGGAGCGTTTGACTTCGGCGACCTGGACTTCCGCCCCAGCAAGGGCGGCGGCCCGAGCGGACACAGCATCGGCGTCCTGGGCGAGATGGCGGGCGGCGACTTCAAGCCGCTGTTCGCCCTGCTCACGGAGGTGGAGATCGAGGAGCACCCCTGGCTGGTCGTCGAGCAGGAGGACTACGACTACCTGGGTGATCGGATGGTCGAGCACCTCAACAAGGAGACGGACCGGAGGATGCGCTGACGCATGGCCGGCTTCCTCACAGACGGACGCGAGGCGCTGATCGCGGCGCTTAAAGCGGACGTCACCATCGACGGAGCGATCACGCCGGACGGTTGGCGCACGTTCGAGTCCGGCCTCTGGGAGCGCGTGGTGATCGACCCCGCGCGCTGCCCGATGTGCTGGATCTCGCCCGCCGAGGCGGAACTCGCCCAGCTCACGAACTACGGCGTCGAGATCCCGCAGATCATCGAGGTGGACTTTGCCACGGAAGGCCAGGACGCCTCGACGATGGAGACGCTCCTGGCGGCGTTCTACGACGTGCTGATCGCCGCCAGGGGGGACATGCTCGACCTCAGCGGGGACGGGCTCTACAAGATCGACTGGACCGGCAGCACGTGGGTGGCGCGCCCGAGCAAGGAGGGCGCGCGCCTGATCTGGCTGACGACCACGCGGGTGCGGCTGCACTGGCGGCTGCGGCGCCCGCTGACAAGCTGACGCTCTGACTGGAGGAGAGAACGATGCCCGGAGCAGAAGGAAGCGTTCACCTCGGCGCCCATCGGCACGTGAGGTTCTGCCGCGAGACGGCGTTCGGCGAGTGCCCGGCGGTCCCGACTTGGTTTTCGTGCCCGATCATCGAGAACGGGTTCACGCTCAAGGCGACCTCGCCGCGCTACTGGCCCAACACAAACTACGGCGGGGACTTCCGCCGGCACGTGGCCGTCCATCACCAGCTCGAAGTCACGGGCGACATGCTGACGCTGCTCTGGCCGGAGCTGACCGAGCACCTGCTCCGCATGTGTCTCGACCGGGACGACGATGAGGACGTCTACAGCCACTGCCTCGACCACTACACGCCCGCCGACCCGAGGCGCTACCTCGGCGCGGTCGTCGAGCGAATGACTCTCGCGTTCGATGGCACGGGGGCAGGCGACATCCGCCTGACGCACACGCTCCGCGCGAAGCTGGAGGAGGAGAACGACGCGCTCGTCGCCGGCGACTTCGACTACTCGGCAGTGAGCGCGGTGCCGTTCATGTTTGCCTCGGCCGAGTTCCGGCGGAACGGCCACCTGATCGCGGACCTGGAGACGGGCACGATCACCGTCGAGAACAACGTCCTGGCCGGGCCGAAGCGCCGGACGACCGGGATAACGCTCGGCACGCACGCGCACCTGCTCGCGCAGCAGCGGGCTATCAGCTTCGAGTCCGAGGAGCTCAACAACGACGACCTGCACAACGAGGCCATCCGGGACGGCGGCTACTTCTCCCTGGACGTCCGGCTGCACCACCCGGACGGCCACTACGCGCAGATCCAGCTCCCGCGCATGGTCATCGAGGAGTCCGCCGAGGACGGGACGCCCGACCAGATCGCGAAGCAGTCGCCCCGGTTCGAGGCCCTGGCCGGCCCGAGCGGGGACGACATCATCTGGGGCGTGGACCTCGGCCCGGCGACAACGACCCTGGCGCCGATCACCACGACGGCCGCCCCGACAACGACGGCCGCCGCGACAACAACGGGAGCCTGACCGGGAGGCAACAGCAACCCTGACCGGAGGAGGTGCAGACGATGGGCAAGAAGAGGCCGAACCAGCCGGCCCCAGAGCCGGCCGACAAATCCCCGGCCGCCGACGCCAAGCAGGAGGACGGCCGCTCGCTCCTGGCCTTTCTGCGGGAGCAGTTCGAGGCGGTCGAGTGGATCGAGCCCGTGAAGTTCTGGCAGGCCCGCGTCTGGTGCGGCGGCCAGGACTTCGCCCTGATCACGGTCGTCAGCTCGGAGATGGTCGGGCGTGTCGCCTCCGCCCTGGCCCGCATGGACGGGCTCAGAAAGCGCCTGGCGGCCGCTGAGGGCGTCGAGGCAGCGGCCGACGTGGTGGCCGCCGCCTTCTCCGATGATGCCCTGGAGGGCGCCTGGGTGCTCGTGGCGGACCTCCTGGCCTGCTGTGTGACGGAGCTCCACCTGCCCGAGTACACCGAGGCCACAGGCCGGGAGTGCTTCGTGCCGGTGAGCGACGCCCCCGTATCAGGGCGCATCGAGGCGGCGCGTTTCTGGCCCGTCGTCCTGCTTGGCCGCGTGCTGATCGGCATCGGAGTCCAGGCGGGCCAATTGCTCACGAGGTCCGGCAGGGCCTGACCGGCGGCAGCGACCTGCTCGACCTCTTCTGGAGGGCCTCGCACGGGCAGCCGGTCCCGGACGACGCCTGGAGGGCGGTAATGCTGGCCCGCATGTTCATCGGCGAACCCTACTCCTGGGCGGACGCCCTCGCCCGCATCATCGAGGGCCTCGGCACCCTGACCGACGCGGAGGACTGACGAGACGATGGCGAAGCAGTTCGAGTTCAGCGTCGTCGCGAAGTTCCGCGACCTCGCCATGCGCGACATCCGGCGGTTCCAGGCCCGGTTGCGCTCGGGCTGGAGCGCCGGCGCCGGCGGCGGCTTCGCACGGATGTTCGGCGGCGGCGTCGGCGGGCGCCTGGCGCAGCGGCTGGCGGCCAGGCCGAGCGGCGTCGGGGGCATCTTCTCCGACGTGTTGCAGGGGGCCACCGCGCTGACCCTTCTGCCCGTGCGCATCATCGGGGCCTTCACGCGGCTGATCCCCGGCATCGGGGGCGTGCTGTCGGGCGTTGTGGGCACGGCGGCGAACGTGCTGCAGGGCATCGTCGGGGTCGCCGCGAACGTCGTCGGCGGCATCATCAACGCCTTCGGCAAGCTGATCCAGGGCATCGCAACCGTTTTCGAGCGCGTGGTGGGTGTCGTCGCCCGCGGCCTGGGCCGGATTACGAAGATCGCCGGCATGGTGGCGGCAGGCACGGGCGCCGTGTTCGCCTGGCAGTTTATCAAGGGCATCCGCGAGAACATGCAGCTCGCCGACCTGCGCCAGGTGCTCCGCAAGCTGCTCGGCGAGGGCATGGCGAAGGAGGTCGAGCGGTTCGCGCGCAAGCTCTCGCTCGTCACGCCGTTCACGCCGTTCGAGATGATCCAGGCGTCGCTCGGGGTGGGGGCAGTCGGCAGGGACCCGCGCAAATACCTCACCCTGCTGGCGGACTGGGCGGCCGGGGCGAAGAAGCCGCTCGACCAGGTGATCGAGACGTTCCAGCGCGTCGTGACCGGGGCGCCCGGCGCGCGGAGAGGCATCCAGCGCCTACTGATCAGCATCCGGGACCTCCAGCGCGAGGGCGCGACGTTCACGAAGGCCGGGGCATTCACCGGCACGCCGGAAGAGATGACGGCCTACATGATGCGGGCGGTCGAACGGCGATTCGGCGGGATGGCGAAGGCGGCGGCCACCGTCGGGTCTGGCCCCTGGTCCACGTTTGTGGGGGCAGTCCAGGACCTGCGCATCAGCCTCACCCAGCCCTGGTACGAGCGCTTTAACGACGGGCTGATCGACATCAACGAGTCACTGCTGGCCCTCGCGGAGTCCCCAGCCTGGCAGAAGGTCATCGAGTGGAGTGACAAGGCGGCCGAGGCGGCTGACTCCGCCATTCGTGACGCCATCGACATCATGACTGACGCCGGGAAGTGGGCCGACTTCAAGCGACGCCTCGGCGAGAGGATGTCGGTCGCCTGGGAAGGGGCGGTCGAGCGGGCGAAGATCGCCCTGGGAGGCATCACCGACCTCTTCGCCGTCAAAGAGGGCGGGGAGTGGGGGCTGGGTCCCCTGACCAACTGGATTGTGGTCGCCTTCGACATGGCGATCACGCAGGTGGGCGGGCTCTTCCAGAAGCTGTGGATCGACGTGGGGCAGGACCTGCAGAACCGGCTGCTTGGTGCTGTGGCGAACGTTGCGAACGCGATCAACGCGGAGCTGATGGGCCGCCATGAACGGATGGCGCAAGAAGACTACGAGAAGGAGCGATCTCGCTATTTGAAATGGGGGTTCCCGGGGGCTCCCGCCAGGTGGGAGGACCTACCACACAAAGACCGGGAGTGGAGGATTGAGCAACAACGCATCCCGCTCGTCGAGAAGCAACTCCAGCAAGTACTATCGTTTCTCCAGGAACTCGTGGCTGGCGCCCAGCGGATCAAAATGCCGGCTGAGAAAGAGGCGGCAAAGGAGGCCGTGGACGAGCGGACGCGCCGCGCGATGGAAGAGGGCGGCGGCAGGCTGGCCGGGTACGCCGAAGATATGCGCGAGGGCGCCGCGGCCACCCGCGGCGCCTGGGATTCCGTGCCCATGACCCCAGAAGGGCGGGCCCTTGCGGAGGCAACAGCCGACCTCGAGAAGGTGCGCGAGAACATCGACGCCTTCATCGAACTGCAGGACAGGAACACCGCCAGCTTCCTGACCGTGGTGCATGCGCTTGTCGACGATACCGACACGCTGAAACGCAAGCACCAGGACTATGTGCGCGGAGTCATGGATCTGAGACAGCGCGTGAAGCGTCTCTCCGTGCAGCCCTACTGACCGGAGGTGCACGTGGCGGGCGGGTATTTCAACGACGGGACGATACACGTCGAGCTCGGCGCGCACGCCTTCGCGACGCCCACGGCTCTGCGCCGCAACGTGTTCCTGGAGCCGCACTCCGCGCCGGCGACCGTCCTCGACTCGGGCGGCGGCGTGCTCGAACTGACCGTCACGGGCCAGCGCCTGCGCGCCAACCTCGGCGACGCCGAACGCTACGCCTACGAGCACTTCCACTCCCTGGCCACCAGCGACCCCGGCGACCTCGGCGTCGAGGACAACCTGGGCAACCGCGCGGTCTTCGGCGACTCGGTCTGCATCGGCGCGGTCGCGGAGATCCAGGCGTTCCGGTTCGTCGAGATGCGCACCGACTGGCAGAGCCCGTCGAAGTCCGCCGAGCCGGCCTGGGGCGCCATCCCCGCCGCGCCGGCGACCTATCCCGGCACGGACACGTTGCAGGACTACCGGGCCGGGGGCGTGCAGCTCGGGACCTTCCCGGTCGGGATGCGGATCGAGATGTCGCGACGGTTCCCGCTGCGCGAGATCCCCAGGGCGCGCGGGTCGCGTGCGCGCGGGCCGGCGGCGGGCGCGGTGATCCGGTTCGTCGTCACGGGGCACGCGCTCGTGACGGGCCAGAACCTGGCCGACTACCTGGAGGCGCTGGCGCGCAGCATCGGGCCGCGCTGGGTGACGCTCCGGGCGAACGGGAACGTGTTCGACCGCGTCCTGCTGGAGAGCTTGCGGCCGACACACACGGACAGCCGCGCGACCGACTTCGAGGCGGAGTTCGTGCAGGACGTGGAGCTCGGCGGCGTCGAGCAAATCACGACCACCACAGAGACGGCGACGACAACGGGGGCATGAACCACGAAGGACACGAAGATCACGAAGGCACAACAGCAGACGGCAACGAAAGGAGGTGCGGTGATGAGCAAGGACGGATGGTGGTGGCCGGCCAACGCGAGGAAGGCGCACTACATGATCGCCGGGCGCTCGTTGTGTGGCGAGTGGGGCTGCCTCGGCAATGCCCACCCCGAGCAGGGGAACGATGACAGCCCGGACAACTGCGCCGAGTGCAAACGACGGCTCAAACAGTGGAAGGGAGGTGCGGGATGAAGCGGAGGGTCTGGGACGGGACGAGGACGCTGGTGTGTGAGAGCTGCAGCGCCGAACGCGAGGCCCGGCGGGGAGACCATGAGCCGCGCTGCGTGCTCTGCGGAGCGCGCATGCGCGCCCCGAAGGCAGAAGTCAGAAGGCAGAAGGCAGAAGGAACGGCAACGGCAAACGGCAACAACGGCGCCCACCACGAAGGGCACGAAGGGCACGAAGGCGACGGCAACGGCGGGGCCGAGGTAACGGCGACGCCAAAGACGGCAACGGCAAACGGCAACGACGGGGGAGGGACAACGGCAACACCGCCGGCCCCGCCCCACAGACAGTTGACGACCGATGCCCCGACAGAGATCCGCCCGCTGGACTGGGTTGGGGAGCGGCGCTGAGTGGCTGTCGAGCTCTACATCGACGACGTGCTGACCAGCACCTGCCAGGTGCGCAGCATCACGGCCTCGTACGTGCAGCCCTTCGAGGCGGTGATCTTCTGCCCCTGCCGGCACGACGCGCCCACCACGCTCCACCTCTGGGACACCGTCCGCGTGGACGTCGGCGGCGTCACGCGCTTCCGGGGCAACCTGACCGAGGTCGCACCCGGCGGCGTCAGCGACGAGGGCGTCACGTGGATCGCCCGCGGCAAGCGCTTCCGGCTGGAGAACGAGCCGGTCCGCGTCAACGGGCGCGGCTTCTACGTCTGGAACCGGCGGGGCCATACCTGCGAGGAGGGCCAGGGAGGCGAGGACAGCCCCGGCAACGACGGCGGCAAGTGGGAGGCCGGCGAGATCGTCATCGACATCCTCGAGCACGCCCTCGGCATCCCCGGCGGCGGGTCGGACATCGCCGGCCACCACGGCGACGCCTGCTGCGTGACGGACACCTACCTGACCGCCGCCGACGTGGCCGGCTACACGGCGGCTGACTGGCTCGCGCTGGACAGCGTCATCGGCGAGTTCAGCGTGGACAACACGAGCGTCGCCGACGCGATCAGCCTGCTGGTCGCGCTCAACGGCGGCTTCTACGGCTGGTACGTGGACCCGAGCACGGGCGACCTGGT